CGAGGGAGAGGTAACCCCCGGCGCTTGACACCCAGAGAATGCTCGAGGCTCATGGGCTTTGACGAGATAGGTAGAAAAGATTTTGTCATTCCTGTTTCAGACACCCAAGCGTACAAGCAGTTCGGTAATGCTGTGGTGGTGCCTGTAATACGAGCGGTCGCCGAGCACATGCTGCCCTGGCTTGTTCCGACACAGCTGGAGGCCGAGTGAAGGGATAATGTTAGCCATACAAGTGTATCAAGAA